TGACAACCGTACTACTGACCTACACGTTGGTGTAGAAGGTGGTGGTGAAACTATCGGATGGTATGCTCAGGGAGGGCCAGCCATTGTTGCAGAGGATGGAGAAGATAACGACACTCGCCTATCAGGTAAAGTCGGTATCAACGTCAATGCAACAGAAGCTCTTGGTGTCTACGGAGAACTCGCAGTACTAACTGCTGAGGACGAAGATGATGACAAGGCATGGTCAACCAAAGTTGGAGCAAAACTTAACTTCTGATTAGTACACGGGGGCCTTCGGGTCCCCATTATTTTTTAACTATTATGATACAATCACCAATGTATTCTTTGTTTGATTATATGCTTTCTCCACCTGTACGAACAGTCGTTGTCGTATCAGAAAATCAATTAAACGACTTGAGACTTCAACAGGTAAATGAAGAAATCGAAGTTATCGAACGACAGCAGAAAGAACTTGAAGCTGCATACAATCGCAGAAAACAAAATCTTTCAGATTCTCTGGCCAGTCTTGGCGCCGAAGTAAAGAGACTGACGCCTGCTAAAACAACAAAGAAAAATGTCACAGCAAAGTAATGCCAATCCAGCCTTTGTCCATCCTTATGGACCGGAGCCTGTGATTGATATCGCTGATCCTCAACCTAAACAAAAGGAAGAGGAGGAAGATCTAAGCTTAGAAGAAGCTTTGTCTACACTATAAACAGGAGAAGGGGCACCTCAGAGTCGGACCCCTTCTTCATTGGTAAGAGCCCGTACGCGGATACCTCTTGCCGTCTAGACGGTGGGATAGACCACAACAAATGATCAAAAATTTCAGCTGAGAAACGTAAATATTTTTAATTCTTTTTTATAAATGGCTCAACAATCAACCCAGCACACCGCTTCGCTTACGAGGCCGGGTGCTAATAACGGTGGTTCAGACCCCCGTGCGTTGTATCTTAAGTTATTTTCAGGAGAGATGTTCAAAGGCTTCCAGAATAACACGATCGCCAGAGATCTAGTTATGAAGCGTACCCTTAAGAACGGCAAGTCATTGCAGTTCATCTATACGGGTCACACAAAAGCCGAGTATCATACTCCAGGAAATAGCATACTAGGTAACGATGACGGTGCTCCACCAGTAGCAGAGAAGACTATCACTTGTGATGACCTTCTCATCTCTAGTGCATTTGTATACGAACTTGATGAGACACTAGCGCATTATGAGTTGCGTGGTGAAATCTCTAAGAAGATCGGTTATGCACTAGCTGAAAAGTATGACCGTCTAATCTTCCGTGCAATCACACAAGGTGCACGTAAAGCTAGCCCAATTACTAAGGCTAACTTTTTAGAACCAGGTGGTACACAAATCCGTGTTGGTAATGCAAATACCCCTGCTCAGTCAGAAGCATTCGATGCTGATAGCCTAATCGATGCATTCTATGATGCAGCAGCTGCTCTCGATGAGAAAGGTATTAGCACAGATGGACGTGTTGGTGTACTAAACCCAAGACAGTACTATAAGTTGATTCAGAAAGTCGGAGACGGTGGACTGGTTAACCGTGATGTACAGGGTGCTGCATTGCAATCTGGTCAAGGTGTAGTAGAGATTGCTGGTATTAAGATCTACAAGTCAATGAACATTCCGTTCTTTGATAAGTATGGTGTTAAGTACGGCATCACTGATGGACCTGCTGATCCAGGTAACACAGGATCGTTCATCTCACAACAGATTGAATCTGCTAAAGGTTCTGATACCGGAATTAATACATCCGAGGGATACGGTCAGGGTCTACAGCAATCTGATGGTACACCTACAGGTGGTGATGGTAACTTTAACCATTCTTGCGGACTTATCTTCCAGAGAGAAGCTGCAGGTGTAGTTGAAGCAATTGGACCTTCTGTACAGGTAACAAGTGGTGATGTATCCGTGATTTACCAGGGAGATGTCATTTTAGGAAGGTTGGCTATGGGCGCCGAATATCTCAACCCAGCTGCTTGCGTTGAACTCTACGCAGGTAACGCTACAGGCAACTCTGCTTGGAGTTAATAGTTTTTATACATTATTTATGGGGACCTTCGGGTCCCTTTTTTTTATTATTATGGCAGTCGTATCTTACGGTACATCCACCGAACTGGATGCAGTAAACTCAATCTTAATGAGTGTCGGAGAGTCACCTGTTAATACATTAAGTGTTCAAAGCCCCGAAGTGGCTATTGCTCAGAAAACTCTTCGGCAAGTATGCCGTGAGGTTCAGGCTGAAGGGTGGGTATTTAACACAGAAACTGAATATGCAATAACGCTTGATTCCAATAATCATGTAATCATACCTAACAACGTTTTACAAATAGATGTTAACCACTTTAAGCATGCAAACGATTTTCATGTTATAAGGAAAAACGATAATGGAGTAATGAAGTTATATGATTTAATTGAACATAGATTTAATTTTGAAAACCTAAGTGAAGATAAATTATATTGTGATATAATATGGATGGTTGACTTTGAAGATATACCACAAGTCTTTAGAGATTATATAACCGCTAGAGCTTCAAGGATCGCTAATACCCGCATGGTAAATGATACAAAAGCTTCTCAACTGTTAGTCCCTGAAGAGACTATGGCTAGAGCAGTAGCATTAGAGTATGAAACTAAACAAGCTGATTATAATATCTTTAATGATCAGCAATATCGTACCAATCCTAGTACCGTTTACCGACCATATAAAGTTCTACAGAGAAGGTAATGGCAGCAGTAAATCAACCTATACCTAATTTTACAGGTGGTGTGTCACAACAACCAGACTCACGTAAATTTCCAGGACAGCTTAGAGTATGTGATAATATTGTACCAGATTTAGTACACGGTTTAATCAAACGACCACCAGGAGAATTCCTATCTAAACTAGCTAATGCTAATGATACTGGTTTCTGGTATGAAATTATAAGAGATGGTGATGAAAAATTTCTAGTACAAATAACACCTGCAAATCATGCTAGTAATCCCATTAGAGTTTGGGCACTAACAACTGTAACATATAGTGGTACAACATTTGCACCCGGCGCAGAGCTGACCGTTAATCAAGCTAATTCAGGTTATTCTTATCTTAATGGTTGTACTTCTGCACCTGGTGTTTTAGCTTTACAAGATTATACATTAGTAACTAATCCTCAAAAAGTTGTTCAAGAATCTGGTAACCCTCCTGTACCTATATTACAGGTTGGAAGTGGACCTACTAGTACATCGTATGGCGATGGTGCTAAATACGCTCATGCTGAGTTAGATGTATTATCATATAACACTGAGTATGTATTATATAATACACTTACACCACCAACTAGGAATACTTACTGGCGTGTAACCGGTATGTCTATTGATTTTTATGATGATGACGGTGGTACTAACTGGATCCAAGGTAACACTGATAATCATGACCATACTGTAGGACCAACATTCATTGAAAACCACGGTCATAACCCACCAGATGGTGATCATGGTAAATATAATGGACAAATACTTTGGTCTGCAAATGGAGGAGGACCTAATGTATTTGTATCATGTAGATCTGATGCTAACCTTACACACTATGCTAGTTCACATAATGATGCAAAGACTTTAAATGGTGTTAAAGTTAATTGTTTTAAATTAACTAGCATAAGTAATAACACTAATGATACTAACTTTAGTTGGAATGTAGGTGATGTAGTTCATATCAATTTTAACTCAAGAAAGAACGGAAGTAGTCCTGGTAATTACAGTACTTTTTCAGCAGATGGTGATTTTGAAGTGATACATAGAGTCAGTAATACTGAGATTTGGTGTTGGGCTCCTTCAGCTCCATCTGGTAGTAGTGATACTGGTGATTGTACTATAAGACCTGCAATTTATGATGTACAAGGTGGTGTAACTGTTAACTCTGTTAACTTCCAAGATACTGATGAGAGGTTGTTCGATGCTGATGATAACGATGAGATGGATACATCAGGAGACTCATCTCAGTTCTTAGGTTTTGGTTATGACACCAAGTATACAGCAGAAGTTACTATTAGAAGTGGTGGTATTATAAAATGTCAAAACGAAGATGATGCTAAAAAGTATTTTATTGACGTTAAGATTGAAGGTAAGTATTATAGAGTATCAGTAGACGCAGTTGAAAAAGTTGAAACTTATGAAGGTAGTGCTGCTACAGGAGGGTATGCTTTTTATAGAACACCTACTGCAGCAGAGACTGGAATACTTTCTGTTTCTACATTACTTGATAACTTAAAAGACAGTGTTAATCAACATTTAAGTAAAGGCACTGCTCTTGCTAATTCTCAAGTTATAGGTACTGGTTTATTTGTCGATCTAAATGGAGCAACTGCTCATAAATCTACTATTAATTTTGTAGGTGGACAAGCTGATCAAGGTATGACAGTGATTGGTAGGTCAGCCAGGAATATATCTAAACTACCAGCTGAAACTGTAGATGGTTATATTGTAGAAATAAACAACAGTGAGAATACTGAAAGTGATAATTACTACATGAAGTTTATAGCTGATAACGGTGCTTCAGGTACAGGTAAGTGGGAAGAGTGTATGCGTCCGAATAAATTTAAAGATAGTGGTGATACTATAAACGACGGTTGGGATAAGAGTACTCTACCACACGCTTTGGTTAATAACCGTGACGGTACTTTCACTTTTCAACCATTTGACGAAACTGACACGGCTCCTAATTTCTGGGCAAAAAGAGATACAGGCGATGATGAGACTAACCCTTATCCTAGTATTCTTGATCAAAAAATTCAGCAATTATTTTTTCATCGAAATAGATTAGGTTTTATTTCAGATGAAAATGTTATAATGAGTAGACCATCAGATTATTTCAATCTCTGGAATGTATCTTCTATTACATATACTGAAGATAACCCTATTGATATAACAGTTAATGATACTAAACCAGCGTTTATTAGACATACAATACCATACCAAGCTGGTGTTTTAATGTTTAGTGATAATGGTCAATTCTTATTATATAGTGAGGCTGAGATATTTAGTGCTAAAACTATTAGATTAAAGAAACTATCTAGTTATGAATCTTCTGCAGATGTAGCTCCTATAGATTTAGGTACAAGTACAATGTTTACTTCTAGTGTATCTTCTTATACAAGAGCTTTTGAAGCACGGGTTACTGGTACAGATTCACCACCGTCTGTGCACGAACATACTAATTTTGTACCTGAGTATATACCTAAAGATATAACATTACTTAAAAATAGTCCTGTACTTGGTATCGCAACTTTTGGTAAGAAAAATTCAAGTGAGATTTATCATTTTAAACATGCTGAAGAAGGCAATCAACGTGTACAAACAGCCTTTTATAGTTGGACTTTACAAGGTACTTTACAGCACTGCTTCTATAATGCCGGTCTGTTCCATACAGTTACTAAACATGGAAGTGATTATATACTAAGTAAATATGAGTATGTAACCGATATTGATGTTAATAGCTATACTGTAGATGGTGATGCTGCTGATGTAGGTAGTCGTTTAAAAATTGCTAGAGGTTTTGAAGGTCACCTAGATTGTATGGTAGTGAAATCAGGAAGTGATATAGTAGTTTCAGGAGGTAACTCTACAGTTAAGAATATAGGTTATACACCTACTAGTGCTGCTGATTTTTATTTCGTTGGTTTAACTGGCGATGATGCTGCAGGCACAGTAAAGAAAGCTGATTCAGTCAGTAGTGCTAATAGTGGTAGTGCGGTGTTTAATGGTATTGACTTAACTGGATGGACTGTAGCTGTAGGTTATAAATATACAGGTATTGTAGAATTACCTAATTATTATATGTCTTTAGGTAGTGGGGGTATTTATGATACTAACGCTGATCTTAAGATATCAGCACTTAATTTTGATTTAGGTGTATCAGGTCCTATGGAGTTCCACTTAACTTCAACTGATGAGTATGATGATGGTTCTGGTAATATTACCAAAGCTTTTGACGATTATACTCAGTATGAATCAGGCTTGATAGCAAACCGAAGTAAGTTTAGTAAAGTACCATCTGCATTACAGGAATCAGTTAGAGTACCTATATATAAAAAGAATAAAAATTATAATTTAACTATAAAATTACCTGACCCTTTTTACACAGCCATAATCTCAGGAAGCTGGGATGGCATTTATAACCAAAGAAGACATGTACGAAAGTAAGTTTATCAAGCCCCTCACGCCAGAGTTAGCTCTACGTGTGGGGCAAAACTTACGTTGGGAAGACCGGCGTGAAGTTGAAGAAACAACAGGATACTCAGCTGAGGCTATGTGTGTCCATGCTTACTATAGTTCCGTAAACGGAATCTCTGTTTATTTTGAAGTACCCAACGGCAAGGCTGCCGGAGTGGCGGGTGTTTCTCCTGACAATATAATATGGATGTTATGTACTGATGCTAGTACAGAGTATCCACATACATTTATAAGAGAAGCACGACGCTGGGTAGATAGTCTACCTAATTCTTATTTATATAATAGAGCAGATATGCGGAATGAAAGTCATATCAAATTACTTAAGCTATTAAAGTTTAAGTTTATAAATTACCATGTTAAAAATGGTGTCCCTCTTATTGAGTTTATAAAGCTATGTGTACAGGACCAGCCTTTCTGAGTGGTATGACCACTTTTATGACAACCTACACTCAACAAATAACGGCTTATGGCCAGCAAAAAGAAGCAGTAGATCGTCATAACAAACAAAAACATCGTCATTTTCTTAATGAATTACAGATAGTTAGGCGACAAGACCAGATAAATGCGAATGTATATACTGAGAGATTAAAAGCTAGACATGAAGATATTGAAGCTTACGCTGTAGCAAAAGATATTCATCAATTAGCTGCTAGTTTATCTGATGCTAGTAGTCAACTATCTTTTAAAGAGAAAATCCAAGAAGGTTTATTTAGTGTACAATCTAACCTTATAAAAGAGTTGCAAGCTCAAGGTGAACTAGCTGCAAGTGGTGTACAAGCTGGTAGAAGTTTAGGAGCTCTTGCAGAAGATACTATGCGTAAATTTGGCTTTGCAGATTCTATGATAGAAGAATCTTTTGATTCTAGCCAAACAGCATTAGGTATTAATCATTATAGATCTGCTATAGGTCAATACAATGCAAGTGTAGAAAGTTGGAACCAGATAGATCCTGGACCAACTTTAGCTCCACTACCTGGACAACAACCTAGTAGACCATTCTATGAGCCAGATCCAGAACCAGTTAATGCTTTAGATGCTATTATGCAGGGTGTATTTGCAGCAGCTATGACAGGTATTGCCGGTTCAGGAGGAGGAGGATCACCACCACCAGGAGGAACAGAAGTTGCTGGAGTATTCGGTGGTACTGAGGCAGCCAGTAGTATTTATAGTGGTGGTGCTGAGGCACTCAATTTTAATACTTCACTTAATCTAGGATATGATATACCATATTTTTCAAATATTTCGAATTTTAATTTTGGAAGAGGAGCTTGGTTAGGAGGAGGTTCAAGTTTACCTTTTAATACTGGTGCAGCTTCCATTGTACCACCAAATACAGTGCCTCCAAATATCCGGAGTGCATTAAGAGGTATGGGTGGACAACGTAGTTCACTAGCAATACGTTATAGTTCTCCTGTACTTGAAGGTCAGTCTGCTACACAGTGGGGTGGACTTAATAATAAATGGAGTTTCCCAGGAGTCCAGCAAAATCTTGGTCTTACTGGTGATTATACTAGGCTTGGTAAAAGTACCCTTATTAAGGATCCTACAGGTGGATTCATGCCACAAGAACAAACAGTAGGTGCTTTTGCAGATGACGCTAATTTAAAGTTTGGACAGAGAAAAATTAACGTTCAATATTTTGATAAGGGTGGTGTTAGAGGTTTAAGATATGCTAATCGAGCGGCAGCTGAGGCACACCTTGGTACAGGTAGAGTTAGTGATACACTAGTATCGCATGAGGGCCAATTTGGATTACAGCTTAATCGTTTCCAAATAGCCGAGCTTCAGCAATGGGCTGATATGTTCCCAGAGAACCTTGGTGTAGATGTATTTAGTGGACAAGGATTTTATGTCAATCCACTTCGAATAAACCCCAATTGGTATGGTCCCAGTGCTGTCAACCAAGCAACAACCTATATAGCCTACTAAATAATTTATTATGCAAAACACATTTCGTGGGCAAATACAACCCCACAGTCCACAACGTATAGCAACTGCTAACACAGCTAAATTTGCTAATCAAAAAGTAAAAGATCTTCAAGTAGAAGGGCAGCGAGAGATTGCTGGGATGAGAGTTGCAGCCCAAAGTATGGATAAAGCTTATAAAGATCGTAACCATTATTTAGATAAAAAAGCTGAAAAAGAGTTAACAAAAGCTGCTGCTTGGAGTACTAGAATTAATACGCTTGTAAAAGATGCTATAATCCCAAGGCTGGAACAAGAGAGGATTAATAAAAAGATTGAAACATATAACAGTGGTATTAATCTAGCCTTACGCTTAGAAGCAGGTGACCCATCAGTAATACCTTATTTTGAAAAAAATGATGAGTATTTTAAAGCCTGGGAAGAACAGAAAAAATTAATATCTGATGGTTATTCTAATGTTGTTGATGAGATTAAAAAACAAGAGTTAAATTATAAGTTAACTCAAGGTAAGTTACGTTTTGATGAAGAATGGAAACTATTACAAGTACAAAAAATACTAAGTAATGATATAGCTATACAAGGTTTCAGATCTGCACAAATACAAAGGGCTGTAGGTGATTACCCTGGTTGGAAACAAAGTGTTACAACACCAAGACTCGATCCAGAAAAAGGTCAGGATTATTGGGTACAAGTTCAACACGGTGGTGAAATAAGAAATATTAATGTTAATGCAGAGTATGAGACTATAAGTGATATAGATTTAAGAAACAAAGTTGATGGGGCATTACTGTGGGATTATATAAATGCTAATGATGGAGTAGGTCCTGATGGTAGATCAGATTTACCTCAACAAGCTATACAAAAACTTTTAATAAATCCATTAGTAAAAGAGCTGAATAAAGAAAGGCAAGAAGACTTAAATGCACTTAGAGGCGATGTAAACGAGGTAAGGAAAAATAGTTTCACTATAAGACTGGATAACGATTTACAAAATGCTGAAAATGATGGAGGTGAAAAATTCTTTCAAACTCTTAATGCAATTGCTCTAATACCAGTTGGGAAAAACCATTTATGGGAATCACAAGAGGCGAAGAAGAAGTGGATAAAGACTGCCATAATTACTAGTCTTTCAAAAATAGGTCAAACTCCAAGATCAGGTTTTAATGATATATATGATGTTATACCTATACTTACAAAAGATAAGTTAAATATACCTGGTCTAGGTAAGATGTCTTTTTCTAGTTATCTAGGTTATCACGGGAATGATTTACATGAATTTTTAGGTAAACTTAAAGCAGAGAGTGTAAATAGAAATCAGATTGAGGAGGCCTCCGCTGCGGCAGAAGTATCAATTGGACTAAGAACCTTAAAAAATGAATATCTGAAAGCTGTGGCTAGTGGTGATCCAAAAGCTAGAGCCAAGTATAATGCAGGCGTTCATGAGCTTACTGCAAATAGTAACTGGTTTCAGGCACAGTCTGAAAAGAAAAAAAAAGAAATATTAGATAGGTATGCACCACCTTCTACATTCCAGGATTATAATACATCTAAGATTTGGCTAGAAGGCGAGAAAGGACGCTGGGACATTGAGGGATCAAAACCAGAAATTACTAGTGATTTTATTACAGAGAATAATCCTAACTTTAACCCTAAGTTATTAAGGGAGTTAATAGATAATGGGGTTGTTGTAAATGAAACCTTTGCTGAATTAGATGATCCTCATAGTGCAGGAAGTAAAGCTTTTGATAACGCTTATCCGGAACTAACGAAGTTATTACAAGAGGCCTCTGGTCGTAAGAGTAGTGATGAACTTATCAAGAC